CCAGTATGCTAAGACGTCTGATTACCCCCAGACGAATCCCAGTCCACACGGACTGACGGAAAGCAACATCTCAGATTGAGACAACATAGTGTGCGGTCCCAGAAGGGGCAGCAATCCGGGTTTCATCTGAAGAAGAGCGGAGCAGAGGTGAGTCGAGCTAGTGCCCGTAGGCAAGAGGCGATACACGTGAGGCGCTCAGTCAATCAGACTCCACGGGGTTCAGGGAATTCTCCCCACCCGTCTCCGACTACTTTACACGACACCCCAGCTGGGGGGTGCACACTAGAGGTGTGAATTGCCAAGAGGACCGTGGAGCTTATGGCTTCACTGCACGGCGGTTGACCCTCAGGGCTTAGAGTTATTACATTCCCGTCACCCACACCACGTGGATGGACAGATGTGATCGATTTTCTCTCATCTCCCGAAGACCACAAGCGGTCCAAGGAGAGGTTAGGGGCTATCCACTCGTAAGTGGCCCATCTCTTACCAGGTCTTGTTGAGACACTGATGAAGTCAATGGAAGTGTTTGGCCCGTTGACATATGCTGTCAGGGAGTGCCGGTGGTGGTTGTCAGCCACACTTGCTCCCACCGTTGGTTGTGCGCTTGAAGCGTTACCCTCGCATCCTAGCTACAAGGCGAAGCCGTAAGGCGATAGCTGTGCTCGGAAGGCGGATAGAGTGGCCCAAGCAGCCGCGGAGGCGACAGTGACCATCACGTTGTTTTCGGACGTACGCAACTTCCCCAGGCCCATGTACTGAGTGAACACCGAGTTCACGAGTGCAGTGGCGGGAGAGGTCTCGATATTACCAGTGAAAATCTGGTTGAAAGCAGCTGCAGTGAGCCCCGTTCCGGTGGCTTGCAGTGTCACGAGATACTCTCCTGCCTTCTTGAGCAGGAAGTGCTGGTTGTCCACGATCTCAATGATAGGATCAGCGACATCTCCCACTGCTGCAGTGGCGCCCAGGAGCGGCGCGCCCACGTTGCAGACAGTAGAGTTCAAAGCACCCGACTCCTCCCACGGGAAAGTGGCAGGCGAATGCGGGGTCATGAGCTCCACCTCATAGGAGATATAGATCGATCCAGTGGCAGCACCTAGGCCACCCTGAGTCGCGACGTGCAAGTTTCCAATGTCGTATAACTTCACATCCTTGCCTGCAGGTACGGCACCCGAGCGGGTGTATCTCTGCCCACCGCCAACCTTTGAGAGGTTAGAGGCCGCACAGTTGATATGAAGCGGGGCAAAGCAAGCCCCTTGGTTCGCACCAAGATACGACATGAAGCGCTGCTTGTTCACCGGGGCCACGTCCGCCGCGTCGAAGTCCACACCTAGCATAATCGCACCGCTATTCGCAGTGGAGCATTGAGGTCTATAGTGGAATGACAGCCGACGGAAATGGTAAAACTCGTATGCAGATGCCACCGGGCTAAGCCAAGGAAATAGCTTGCCCAGCGCGGGATTGATGGCATAAGACGTGACGGTGAACTGCGCTGCGCAGATGACGTCCGTGAGGTACTCTTCATTAACGACGAGAATACGCGCGTCGCCCGATCTACCACGTTGGATAGTGGGGCCTCGGATCTGAGCGGATCTCGAGACATATGCGGATGGTATATTGTTACCCTGGCGCGGTTGCTGCCTTTGTTTAGGCACACCTTTGCGGGGTTTCTTCGTGTTCTTGGCATTCTTTGCCTTGTTCATGTCTATCTGCGTAGTAAGACTACTGGTCCAGCTAGAGAGTGTATGGGATCCAGGGCTCCCCCCGGACTGTACATCAGATGGGCACCCCGAGCGAGGGTGTGCGCCGTGCAGTCTCTCGGCGTTTTGTTTAGCACGGAACTATTAAGGGAGCTTCCTCCCACCGTTTTGGGCAAGTCTTCTGACCCCCATCTGACCCCATCGTCATCTTCGGGTGACGAGCCCCCCGGACCGACTCACAAGGAGTAGAGGTCCAGGACCGGCATGCGAATTGCTGGTAGCTGGGGAAGGCAGCTTAGGACAGGATAGACCCATCTCGCGCTCGCAGCCTCCACCAGCTTTGCGTGACTCATCGGTTTCAGTCGCCCCTTTCGGAGGGGTCTCAATATACTGATCTTGCGAGAGTCATCCTTGGCTATCAGGTCGCACCAACGCATGACCGTCATCATTCGACCGAGGACAGGATCCTCCGGCTCGTAACTCTGGTCACGCGCGAGACAGCCAGCCCACCTAGGTGGCAGGCGCTCACCCCTCTGGAGCAACGGCTTGAAGGCCGTTTGCACTGCTCCACGGAGGATTTTCTGCTGCATCCTACAACACCGTTGCTGTTTAAGAGCATCAGGGGAAGCTGTGGTAGCTTCAAGCCACTCCCCAAAACTCTTGTGCCTTCCACGAACTTTCTCGGGGAGTTTCTCCCACTCGAGCTCATTACGAGCTGGGATCACCCCGGTCTTCGCCCAGACTGCATAGTCTGGATCGTGGTAGCACTGCGCAGCAATAAGGCGCTGCTCTCTGGTCGCATGGTAGGGCGTTGCATTGCCCTCCGCGTCTCTCCACCTCGGACCAAACTCAGGACGGATACCGAGACCACCTAGACTCACTGGGAGGAACCAATTGGGTTCCCAGCGGCAGGTACGACTGATCAACGTCTTGAGTCGGCTCATATAGCGCGGGAGTACAGAGATTGCCGGCGGATACAACTCGATCACGCGATTGATCGGCTCACACATCCCTTCAGGCGATAGCTCGGAGACCTCGCGACCATGGTGGTACGCTGGTCCCTCTGAGCCCTGTGATTTTAGGGATCCCTCAAACAAGTTTTGGTTCAGGTAACCGACCCGAATAGCGTGGTCCTTGTAGAGGCGAAAGAATTGTGAGTTGATCAGGCAGAACCCTCCAGGCTTGGAGACATAGTTCTTGCCTATCGAGATGTGGAAACCCGCGAGCGCAGCAGCCCGGTAGAAGGACTGAATGAGTCCCTCCGGGCAGGTGAACAGGATATCGTCACCATTGACAATGCAGGTGCTTAAAATCTTCTCACCAACGTAGAGCCGAGTGTCACGTGTGACGGAGGCCCGACGCCGGTCATCATCCTCCGCAAGGGCTTGGAGGGCCCAGAGTTTGATGGCATGAGAGAGTACCGCGCGGTTGGTGGTGCAGAGGATTGGAAAGGAAAGAGGGTGGCCCATGGGCTGCCCCTCCGTCCTCACACAATGCGCATGTGGGTGTCGATGGTAGAACTCTAACTCCATCACCTCAAGGTCATGATCAAACTGATCATCAAGACTGCGACCAGAAGCTAACGCATGCTTCACGTAGTCGTCCGTCATTTCCGATAGCTCCCGGGACTCCCTCTTGGTGAGGAGTCCACGGTAACAGAGCTCTCCAGGCGAGAAAGATTCTCTAGCCAGTCGGACGTAGAAACCTTGGATGTTCGGAACAGTTTCGAGGACATCAACAACACAGCGCGTGCAGTCAGCGAACTGAAGGTCAGTTGCGCTCTTATAGTCACCGGAGACGACCCGGAGGTCGCAGTCGACATCGAAATGTTGACCCCAAGGGACCATTCTCTCACCGATTCCATCTCGTCGTAAGACAGACTTCATCTCGCGCAACATTGAAGTCACGCGCTCGGTTAGATCCTGATCCCTTGTCATAGTGGAGTTGGGCACTGCCTTCCAACAGTCAAGCATATAGCCCTGGAGGGGCTGCAGCAGACCGTATAAGGCTCCGTTACCACAAGTAACCATTCTGCACTTTGCAGGCTCCCGGATTGCAACCGGTCTGAGCCCACCTTCTCTGGACACCCCATGGATGGCATCGTAAACGAGCCACCGCTCCTGCGATTCTTCATGCTGGTGCATGAGAGATTCAAAATTCCGCTGACGGACGTCATTCAAGGCATGATGGTACTCAACCAAGAGTCCCGGCCTGATAAAGCCACTGGGTTTCGCCCATGTGGATGACCCGACAGTTGACACCACGACCTCCTCCTTCTCTGTATTGGGGAGAGGGAGAGGGATGAGGGGCTCACACAACGAGAACCCACCACCCTCTTGCCTACTGCACTCCAACGTCGCACTTTGCGTGGGGAGAAATTTACGTGGTTCGAACGGAATACGATGATCGCGCCATCGTTGGAGGCAGAATACCTCCTCTGCGACTTTCCTCAGCGTCGCTTCAAAGTCTGAGTCCAGCTTTGTGGGCTGGCGGGACATGGCGTCCCGGTGACCTTCCAAGGTCTTCACAACAAACTCCTGGCTAACGCTCGGCCAGGCTTGCTTTGCACCTTTTTGGAGCGAGGCGAGCAGCCCTAGGTCGAGGGGGCGTAAATCATCGACGGCGCGTGCGAGCCGCTTTGCACACCAACCTCTGATCATTTGACAAGGGTAGCACGAAGGACGAGGGGGTGGATCACTGGAGGACTTTTGGGCCCGCCATAACCACCTATCAAACTCGAACTTTACCGCTGCCATCTCAGGATTGGGGGACACACCGGTCTGCTGACCAGTTGCCGCGACTCGTTCCACCAGCTTACCGAAGCGGTAGAACGAGCTTGTCATTTGGTTTAACTCCGTATCTGGAATCCTGTATGGGCTGAAGTAGCCCATCAGACGATCTGCCACGAATGGAGTCACCACGGAGGTAACGATTTTCTCGACGGAGATCAGCCTGCTTGCAGGAATTTTCTCGACGAGTTTGCTTACTTTTGACATGACACGTTGCACAATCAGCGTGACCAACGGGGTAGCGTTGAGGGGGATGCGATCCGGCTTCCAGCCAGATTCCTCGTCCTCACTCACTGCCCTATCCATCACGGCGCTTACTGCAGAAGTCGATCTATCTGCCCTTCGGGTAGGTTCCTCTACGTCTGTGGTTGACGCGGGAGAGATACACATTCCTCCCCCTATATGTTGGATCATTTGATCTGAC